TAATGAACTTTATGATTTTACATCTGCATCATATATTAATTATACAATGACCATGCAACATCTGAGAATGCTTGAACAATTATTTGTTGGTGAAGTACCTATTCGGTATCAACGCCATATGCAAAAACTCTTTATTGATTGGGGTTGGGGTGATTCAGAAGCTCCTATTGGTCAAATTGTGGTTGTAGAGTGTTACACAATTATTAATCCAAATGTATACAATCGTGTTTGGAATGATTGGTGGTTAAAGCGTTATGCTACCGCACTCATCAAACAACAATGGGGATCCAACCTTAAAAAATTTGGTAATATACAATTACCAGGCGGTGTTGTGTTGAATGGTGACGAAATTTACAAAGAAGCTATAGATGAAATAGAGGGCCTTCAAGAAGATATGGAGAATAATTTTGGAGGAGTCCCGGAATTTTACCTTAACTAATCATGGCAACCTCTCAATACTTCAATAACTATAATTCTCGATTTCAAGAGCAACGTCTTGTAGAGGATCTTATTGTCGAATCCATTAAGATTATGGGTTTCGATGGATACTATTTGTCGAATGATAATGACCAAGCTCGTGATTTATTATATGGCGAAGATCCAGTTAAGAAGTTTCAATCAGCATTTCCTGTTGAGTTCTATCTTTCTGAGGCACTCAACTATACCGGTGAAAAAGAATTCTTTTCTAAGTTTGGCTTAGAGATTAAAAATCATACCAAAGTTATTATATCTAAACGGTCATTTGCACAACGAGTACCACAAAATACATTTACACGGCCACGAGAGGGTGACCTTATTTGGATACCTTTCTTAAATGGTGAAGGTGAATTGTATGAGATTACATTTACTGACCAAGACAAAGACTTCTATATGCTTGGCCGACCAGCACCATACTTCTATGAATTGCATTTAGAGAAATTCAAGTTTTCTAGTGAACTTATTGGTACAGGTGTGGCAGAGATTGATGATGCAGCTACACAAGCAACATATACAATTGAACTCAATCTTGGTGCAGGTACAGGCAACTATCAATACGGTGAAATTGTATATCAATCAACAGCCAACACACAAGCGAATGCAACCGCAGTAGCTATTGTTCAATCTTGGGTTCGTTCACCAAATACTGCAACTGCCAATGTATTATCAGTTTCTAACATTGCTGGTGAGTTTAACCAAAACAGTCCATTGAAGATTGTTGGCGCCACAAGCAATGCACAATACATATTATCTTCTTACAATCCATTAAGTGATAATGTAGAAGATGATACATATGATAACTTTATTATTGAGAATTCAGCAAACTCTATTGTTAATTTCTCTGAAACTAATCCATTTGGGCAAATCTAATGGCCAATACATTTTATAACCGAGCGCTGAGAAAATATGTAATAGGTTTTGGTAACCTATTCAATGATATTACTTTGGTTCGATACAATCCAGATTTGTCTGAAGCACAGCGTATGATTGTGCCAATTGTGTATGCACCTAAAGAAGATTATGTTACTCGTTTAGAAACTGATCCAAACTTAGATAAGAAAACACAGATTACATTACCAAGAATGTCGTTTGAATTGCTTGGTTTTAATTATGATGCTGCTCGTAAACAAAATACCAACACACGGCAGTTTGCACAGACAGCCACTGGTTTAGTTTCACAATACAATCCAGTACCATACAATTTTGATTTCAATCTATATCTGTATGTGCGTAATATAGAAGATGGCACACAAATCATTGAGCACATACTCTCATATTTCACACCAGATTATACAATGAAACTCAACATGATACCTGAAATGGGTATCGTGAAAAACATTCCTGTGATACTCAACTCAACCAGCCAAGACATTGACTACGAAGGCAACTATGAGCGTGATACTCGTGTCATTATCTGGACATTAACATTCACCGTCAAAGGTTATATCTTTGGTAAAGTATCCGATTCTGGTGGTCCAATTACACACTCAATTACATCCATCTACAATCAAATTACAGAGAATGATATCATTCAATTTACAATGAATCCAAACTCTGGTATTGGCACCTATCAAATTGGTGAAACAGTCTATCAAGGTTATTCTGCACCGTTGGCGATTGCAACAGGTAAAGTAGTTTCATTTAATAATAATATACTACAACTTAAAAACATTAATGGTAACTTTGTTTCTAACTTGCCAATACAATCATCAAGCTCAAGCACAGCATATTCGTTTACATCATTTAATCCTGTGGCACAAAAACTGGTTCAAATTGATACTACACCAATGCCAACAGATGCAAATGTAACTACACCTTATGTGGTAACAACACAGATTTCAGAGGCACCATATATTGAAGAAGGTTTAGTATTGCCGCCAGACTTCCTTGGTGATGTTATGGAACAAGTTGGTCGTGATGACCTACATATAGAACAAGAAAACCCAATCGATTTACAATAAAGGTAATAAAATGTCCCGCACAATACAATTCAGACGACTAGGCACGGCCACATTAGCAAATACCACTGGTGCTAATGGTGAATTGATTATTAACAATACAAATAAAACTTTAACGGTACATGATGGTGTAACACCTGGTGGATACGCATTATTAAATTCTGCAACCGATAATAATATTGACCAAATAGCTCGCAATACAGCTAATACAGCAACAAGCGATGTCATTATATTACAAGGTGTTAATGCAACACAGAATACCAATATTACAGCCGCAACCAATTTAGCACAGGCAGCCTTTAATCAGGCCAATACAGGTAGCACTGACCAATATGCTCGTGATACTGCCAATAGCAAATTTAGTTCTTCTGGTGGACAAATTACAGGCAATGTAATTATTGTTGGTGATTTAGATGTTACAGATAATACGATTGTATCAAATGCCATTGAAGCAAACAATGCTATTTTTGATGGTACATTATTAAGCGGTCTTGCTGCTCGTAGTTCAGTTGTATTGCCACATTTAATTGCTCAGTTTGCAAGTAACTCTGCAACATATGTTCAAACAAATTCACAGAATATTAATCCTGAAGGTTCTGCTGATTGGGTTGTAACTGCTGATAACGGCACAGACACCGATTTCTATATTGATATGGGCCTGCATGGTTCACAAGCATACGATGGCATTATTTCACCATATGACGGATACTTGTATGTGCAAGGTAGTACCATTGGCCAAGCAGGCGGTAATTTAATTATTGGTACTACATCTAGTTTCCCTGGTTTAGAAACAATGTTTGTTTCTGGTGGTTATCAATATCAAAATAATATCGTAATGCGTATTGGTAGTTATGGTGCCAATGTTATTGGTGATTTAACTGTAACTGGTGGATATGTCACCACCGGTACTAGTGACAATAATTTGATATTAACGCCGAGCGATGGTAATGTGTTTATTCAACTTCCACCAACAAGCAATGAAGATATTAATCCATTGTTGATAGCACATGAAAATTTAACTGGTGAAATTCAATTAAAGGCAAATACTAACACTTGGAATTTTTCTGCTGATGGCAACTTAACAACTCCAGGTAATATTACTACCAATATTCTAAAAATACAAGATGGTGTTCACGAAACATTCCAAGCCAAAGCAGATGCCACAGGTGTTGTAACTCATGATTGTTCTAGTGGTTATATCTTTAATCACACAAGCATTGATAATAACTTTACTGCCAACTTTACGAATCTAACTTTAGAGTCCGGCGAAGCAACCACAATTACTCTTGTATTGAACCAAGGTGCAACAGCTTATATTGCCAATGCGATACAGATTAACTCCGTATCACAAACAATTAAATGGTCTGCCAACACAGTACCAACAGGTAACGCAAATGCTGTTGATGTGCAATCGTTTAGCATATTGAATTCTAGTGGCACATATACAGTTCTTGGTCAACTATCGACCTTTGGTTAATTATGTTTAGTTCGTTTAGTTCTTTCTCAAGCACTTTTGCTGCTGGTAAAGTAAGACGGCCAAGGCCATCTGGTGGTGGCGGTGGTTCTGATCCTAATTTACCTCTAGGCACACAAGTTGCATGGACCAATAATACAATTTGGTATACAGCGGGTGCATCAAATCCTGGTGGTGGTTTTACATCAGCGGTTCGTCCAATCATTCAAGTCATGTATGCACACAAAGCCATAAAGGTGAATGTGGGTGCAACAACAAGCCTTGGTATCAGTAACTCTCAAACAGGTGGACAATGGCGTTGGCAGTTTGCTGTCAGTACCGTTGATAATACGGTTGGTAGTTTCTCTGCACCATTCTTTGGTTCACAACTGATTGGTCAGAGTAGTGTTACTGGCGGACAAACATACACAGGCGTAACTGATACGGTGTTTAACATACCTGCCTATCGATACTTTTTAATCATTCGTTCTCCTGGTCCTCTGTATACTGCATCAACAGCATCGCCAGGAAATGGTGATATCAACAGAACGGCTACAATTAACGGTGAACCTGTCTTTACAACATTAAGTTACAGTATTGTTGGTTCTTCAACTCCTGTAACCAATCAGGTAACTAATCTACCTACACAGCTTGGTGGTTCTGATTCAGGTTACTTCACACGAACAAGTTATAACCCTGCCTTTGGCATAACATTTACACTAGCGTAATATATAATACTATGAATGACTTGAATAAAAACTTGGCAGATATCTTTGATGTAACACCGATACCAGAAACTAAGAAAGAAAAACTTCCTACGGTATCGGTGAAATACAATGAGCCTGATTTAAAACAGGACCTCACAGACGCCTATCAACAATCAAAAGAAAATCTACAAGGTATTATTGACCAAGGCAAAGAAGCCATGGAAGAAATACTGGAGATTGCCAAAGCTGGCCAACATCCTCGTGCATTTGAGGTCTATGGCACCATATTAAAAAATATGGTGGATGCCAATAAAGAACTTCTCAACATTCAAAAACAAATGCGTGATATGGATGAAGAAAAGAAAAAACAATCTGGTACTAATATCGATAAGGCCATCTTTGTTGGTAGTACCGCAGAGTTAAATAAACTCCTTAAAGGAAAAGAATGAAACTTTGGGTGAATGTCTGTTTTTATTATGTAGAAGAACGAGTAGAACGATTTCGAAAAGTAATAGACAATCTTCTAGCAATACCAAACATCAAGTTGATTATCAATAGCAATGTCAACTTTGATTTCAATTTACCTATTCACACAGCAGAACTCAATGACCCATACTGGCATACATGGGAACACAAGAAATATATGCCAGAGTTTCTTGAATCGGATTATACACACTTTACCTATCTTGAAGGCAACATAGAAATACAAAAGAGAACTTTTGATTATTGGGTTAAAACACGAGAATTGTTCAAACGAAATAATCTTAACTTTATACCAGCCACACACCGAGTGCAAAACATAGACGGCCAAGTATATTCATTAGATTGCACACATCATCAGGCACATAGACCAACCATTACAGTAGAAGGTCAGAAGTTTGTTTCTTTATCTGAACCGTATCAAGGTATGTTTATTATGGATAAAGAACTGGTAAAAGAACATATTGATTCAGAATACTATTCATTTGGCCAAAAAGGTTCATGGGGTATCCGTGAGTCTGCCAATCTAGGTAATATGTTTGTCAACATAACACCAGGATATGGTCACAGATGCATGTTACCACTAAATAACTTCTCTGATACATGGGTAACACACTTTGGTACCGATTATCACGGTGATAAAAACTCACCACATGCCAAGATTAAAATAGAAGATTTATTCAGATAAGTTTGAAATAGAATTCTTAGGTTATATAAATAAAGTATAACAGGAGAATTTATGCGGTCGTCTTATACATACAGAAAAATATGGAAAGATATCTATGGTGATATACCAAAAGATGCTAATGGCCGAACCATGGAAATACACCATATTAACGGTGACCACAATGA